AGATTCTTCTATGATGTTAGAAATAACTTAGCAGACTTTGCAGGTGGTGCAATTAGTGATCTATTAAATGGTGGTATTAGTAATATAATAAGAAGATAATGGAAGTAGATTCAGGTAAAACATATTTGGCAGTTGTTGAAGATAATAACGACGAGTCTAGAGATGGTCGTGTAAGAGTTAGAGTATTTAATATACATGGAGATGATATACCCGTAAATCAACTCCCGTGGGCCAGTCCGTGGAAGGATCTCAATGGTAACGGTAGTAATGTACCTGAAAAGGGTAAAATTGTAATGGTAGTCTTTGAAAGTGGTAAAAAGGATAGTCCTGAATACATAGCAGCACAACATTATAATATAAATTTAGAAAAGAAATTAGAATCATTATCTGCATCAGATTATCTTTCTATGAAATCACTTATATTTGATCATAAAACTCAAATATATGTTAATGATAAAGAAGGATTAAAATTAGACCATAAGTATAACAATGTTAATATAACTGAGAATACCATTGATTTTAACTTAAAAGATAATAATAGACACGTAAATATTGGAGATGCTACTGCTGGTCAACAAGCAATTCTAGGAAATCACTGGATGGATTGGTTTGATGAGTTTGTAGATAATTTAATGGGTAATAAAGGAGGTCCTTATTTAGGTAACTTAGGAGCACCTGTTGTTGCCAATCCTGCTTTAATACAAGTTTTACAAAAATATAAGGCTTTAAGAGATCCCGTTTTCTTATCACATCACGTTAATATAGTAGATAATAATAAAGTTTCGACTGTTAAAAACACAACTAGACAAGATGATCCTCAAGTTGGTGATGCTTGGACTTCAACAGTAAAAGATAATACTCTTACTAAGAAAACTAATGATAATTTTAAACCAGTTGATGGACCAAAACCTGAGTATAATGATAAACATGTTGAACCTCCAATTGGTGGTTCTAGTAGTACACCTGCTGCAACAACACCAACTGGCGGAACTGCATCACCTACTACTGGTACTGCAAGTACTGCAAGTACTGCACAAGTTACAGAAAATAGTCCTACGAAAGTACAACCGACAACAGATGGTACTGTTAATCCAAATCCACCTGCAGAACCATTGTCATCACCTACATCTAATCCAAAAATAGATAAGTTGATTAAATTTATGAAGTCTAAGAAATATTTAACATATGATACAATTGGATATCTAAATATAGTTGCTTTACAATCTACTAAGAAAGATAATGGTGAAGTAAGTAATAAGTTTGATGATACTTTAAATGTGTTTTATAAAAATTTAAAAGGTAATTGGGAACTAATGGAGTATCAAATTACTACAATGCCTGGTTATGTTCCTAAAACAGAAGAATTACCAATTGGTAATAAAATGTTGGCATTAGGACAATATGTTGAACAGTGTAGATTAGATGTTTCAGATCCTAAGAATAAAGTAATATTTGCAAACGAGTGTACTATACAAACTAATGACTCAACTAAAATTTATAATTATAAATCACCAAAAATTAATGTTAAATCTATACCACTACTTCATAAATCAAGTGATATAGGATCTGCAGAGTATGTATTTAACTATTCTGGTGGTGCACATGTTTTTAAAACAGTTTCTCAATGGGATCAATTTATTACACTATGTGAAAATCAAGTAAATGTCTCTAAGAAAAATACATTTAGTTATACTTTTGCTAAACAAAGTGAGTTTGATAATTTTGTACCAACTGAAGTAAGTACACAAGATAAAAAACAACCTAATGTTGTTCCAAAAAGTGTTGATAAACCTAAAACCGCAACACCAGTTAAAGCACCTACTCAAAGTATCGCCAAACCCACTCAAAATGTAGATCAAAAGTCATTTAATGATTATCAAAGAATTGTTAAAATAATAGAAAATATTTATAGGTTAGGTGATAATAATTTTACTGGAAATGGGAAACCATTATTTAAGGACTTCAAAGGATTTACTGATGATACTTCTGGTGCATTTAACAGATTAAATGAGTTATTAGGATTAAAATCAATGTCAATAAAACAATATTGGTATAATAAACTTCCAATAAGTGGATTAACTACAACACATCAACAATTATTTAAAAATCAATTAATTGGGCTTAAATCTGCTACTCTAAGTAAAAGTAATTCATTTAATTTTAACCTACCTACACTAAAATCAGGTGAAGGTAATAAATTTATTACTATAAATGCAGATTTCTAATAAAATAAATTTAATATATAAAAGAAAATAATTTTTTATCATGATAAATCCAAGATACCAAGTAACTATTTCTTATGTACCAACTTACAGAACTGGTAGAACCGGAACATATGTAACACAATCTAATGGTAGTAGTTTATTAGTTAGTACTGTAGATACATATGGTGGTGGACATTTTCAAGCATCTATGCCAGAAATTCTAATCTTTGCAACTGGTTCATCCTACGCAACTGCACTAACTAATCTACTAAATATTGCAACTGCGTCAACTACACTTGATAATGGTTTACCTCCATTAGGTTCTTAAAAAAATAAAATCCTCTTTAAAGAGGATTTTTTTTGACATTTAATCAAGTTAAGCACTATCACCTAAAAGTCTTAACATCAATCTATGTAATCCTTTACCTTTACCTGGAGATGTTAAGTCAGTTGGTTTAAATCCAAATTTTGCTAACTCATCTTTTACTGGCTCCCAATAACTTGGTATTAAATCTGCTCTAATCTCAAAATGATGATATTCAGTTATACCTCTTTTATAAACAGAACCTGCTGCAGGATTACTACCAGATCCCCAAGAAGCACCCCAAGTTAAATCTGATTGACCCTTAATAAATGCAGCAATAGTTTTAGTTAGTTTTGAATCTGATGCCAAATTTGCATTATCACCAATTGAACTCCATTTGAATCCTGGTATATTGAAAGTTACATCTATTGCTAATCCCGCACCATGTAAAGATGCAGTAGCCCTTGCAGGTGAACTAGGATAAGCAGAACTTCTAAGATCTCTCATAACACCATTATTTCCAATCTTAGTACCTGGATAACCATTTTTATTCAAGAAATTTTCTAAATCTTTTAATAATGGAGTTAATCTATGACCTGCAAGATTTATCATAGAAGTTCCTGATTTATTAGTAAGTTTGCTACCTTTAACAGGTGCACTACCACGTGGAGTGCTAGTAGAATCTACTTCTTTAGCAAGTTCTTCATCAAATCCGGGTCCAGCAGGTGCATCATCTATTGCATTCAATTGTATTATTTGCTCTTCGGCACCTACAAACTCATTTTCCTCATATTCACTACTATCTACACCTTCTCCATCTACAAAGTCATCTTGTTCAGTATTAAGAGTTTCTTGTTCTAGTGATGGTTCTAATGGTGAATCTTTTGCAATACCTATATAAACTTTTAAAGATAAAACATCCTCTTTAACCTTAACTTTTTCATCTTGTAGATTAATCTTTATAGGTTCTTTCTTCTTGCTATCTGCACTTATGGCGGTTGCACCTATTGGTGTTGCAGGTACATCAGGCACAATAGGTTGTAAAGGACCTTTATAAGGTATTATAGAACAACTTTCATTAATTGGTAAACAAATTCCCAAATCATAGTTATCTACTTTTATTTTCCATTTTGATATTATTTCTGATATTATGTCTCTATCCTTAATAGTACTTACATACTCCTGTGAGTTATTGCTATATTCAAAGTCACCATTTTTTCCTAAGGTAAAACCTTGTGTCTCACTAGAACTATTAATCTTAATAGTTTTTTTGAAACTAATATCAGTTGGTGTTAGTTCGTGCCCAGAATCATCACTATATTTTTGACCACCAACATCTTTAGTACCATCTTTCCACATTATATAAACAACTGCACCATTATTTAAGTAATAAGGGTCACTTCCATAGTTTCTATAAATAGGTACTTTATTTTCCCAAGGATCTTGTATTATGTAATATGATTTACCTTCGATTTTAGAGTTCATATTTATAAATTCATTTATGAATTGATCATCTGTGTAATCCTTATAAGGGCCGGTTTTTTTATATGTAGTTTCCATCCAAACCTTTTTACCATCCGGTTTGAGTGGATTATAAACACCCACAACTACTCTTTCATCCGGTCCGAATGTTCGGTTTTGTTTAAAGATAGCAACTCTAATATCTAAAGTACCTGAGTTAATATCATTTCTTCTTACTCTTACTGCTTTTATCTCATCCATATTATAATCCTCCTATTGAAAATCTTCCATCTTGTATTCTAACAGGTTCTCTTGGTACATCTAAAACAACTGGTGGTAATGAATAATCATTTTCAAGATAAGCTTGTCTATTAGGATCAACTTTAGTTGCTTTATTAGGTAAGTTTGGAGTTGCCAATTGTTTAGTAACATCACTACTTAAATTTTCTAGATCATCATCATTATATCTAAATCTATCAAAATCTTCTGGATTTGGATATTTTAGAATAGTACCTGTTTTTATATTCAACGGATTATCTATATTATTTATAAAAAGTACAACATCTATATCTTGTAAATAATATTGTAACATACTTACATCATATTGATACATATTCATAAATATTAAATCAATTCTCATCTCATCATCTCTTGTTACTTCATATTCTTCTAGTGGAACATTTGCGTTGTAGATAAAAGTCGGTTGAAATAAATTATAAATATTTTGATCAGGATCAAATCTTACTTGTTTATATAAAGAGTATATGTCCATTATCTATTTTAATTTTTTTTTTCTCATATTTTTAGATGTTTAAAGGAATATTATTAAATACTGAAGGATCAAATGGTATAACACCAGATGTTTGTGTTGCAATTGGATTCATTACACTCGAACTAACTTCATCTTTTGTTGACTGTGCTGCACTATTTACCGCCGCTTGTGCACCCGCAACACCTGTATTTACTTGATTTTGTACTCCTGCAACTCCTGCATTTACTTGATTTTGTACTCCTGCAACTCCTGCATTTACTTGATTTTGTACTCCTGCAACTCCACTAGTTACCTGATTTTGAACATTAGCCGCTGCCGCTTGTGCACTAGCTATATTACTTGAAGCAGCTGCAGTTAAATCATTAGTATTTGGCAAAGTCTGTCCAAAGTTATTTGCAAAGGTAGGTATCGTATTATCAGTTGCTTGAGGTCCTGCTGCCACAGTTGCAATTGCACCACTATTTACAGGGTTTGAAACTGCTGGTGTTATAGCTGGTTGATTTACTGCACCACTTTGTAATGACGCAGCTACTCCTGTATTAGAAGCTGTACCAACAGCATTATCTTGTTTAGTTCCTGTTTTAGTTGCATCTGTTGCATTTTGTTTATCACCTGGATTCATCTGCATATCATCTTTAATAGTAGTCGACACTCTAATACTACCTGCATTAAACTTAGCTATTATTTCTTGTAAACCCCAAGCTCTGGCATTCTGTAATGTAAAACTTGCTTTTATACTAGAAGGTAAATCATTAAACGCTAATGTTGGTCCTAATGTTAGTGTAACATCCTGATCCATATACATATCTCCTGCACAAAATATAGGTCTAAGTGGATTACCAATAGTAATGTGCCATGGAGTTGAAGGTGCACCCGTTAGTGCTCTTGCAATACCTTGTATTTCGATTTTATATTTACCTACTGCTCTTCTTATAACAGATTCAAACTCTGCCGATCCAAGCTTGTCAACTAATTTAGAAGTAGCATCTAATGCTGCAGTATCTGCAGTCTTTTTTTCTTCTGTCCCATTTTTCTTTGCTTCTGCTGCTGCCGCCTCATCCTTAGTGAAAGTATCTTTAACATTTTTTATGGCATCATCAATTTCCTTCTTAACTCCGGCTAGACCATCTTTTATTAGCTTAACCATATCACCTATTATTGACCCAGGATCATTTGTCCATTTAGATATTGTTTGTTCAAATTTAGGAGTTAAACCATAGTTTGAACTCTTTGATGTTCCGAAAACTAAAATCTTATTAAGTAAATCTTGAAAAACAATTGTTGGGTCAATACCAGAAAGAAATTTTTGTTCCCATTCACACTCCATTTTTATAGAAACTGTACATTTTAAACCAGATCCAGCACCTTCATAACCAATTGTTTTTCTTCTTTTTGCTTCCTTTATAAGGTTTGGGTTACCAGATGGAAGAGGAACATTAGGATCGTCCTCCATAAGTCCAATTGATGTAAGAATTTGTCTTTGTAAGGACTCTGTAAATCCAGGAAGCGGAACAACTGCAAGTCCACCACCAATCTTATCACCAGTTCTATCACCAAGAAAATCCTTACCTAAACTATTTAAAACATTTTTAAAATCCGCATCGGCATCTACCCAAGATTCACCAAAAGAAATTTCTAAAAAATTTTCACCTTGTGGTCTCCAAGAAATCATAATAGCCATCGCCAATGAATTTTCAACTTTTCCAAAAATATTATCTAAATGTGGTTTTGTAAATCTTCTTGCAATCATTAATCTATTATTTGGATAAACTCCTATATCTTTAAGATATGCAAAGTCGGCAGGTCTTAATTGTGCTTCAGTTCCAGATAAGCGTTCTATTATATTTAATAAACTAGTATCATATACTTGATCATTATGTAATTGTTCTTTCTTAACACCTAGATATTTTGACTTAGCATCAAGTCTACCATTCTCGGTTCTACCAGTACCTATCATTCCATAAGGTGCAATAACAGTTGGTCCACTAAAAATAGATCTAGTACCTTGACTGATATTATCGGTTTTTACACCACCATAAGTATTATCTTCTAGATTTTGAATAGGATAAACATCTTTACCAGTATTATAGTTAGCAACATTGATATTTCTACTTTTACCACCATTAAATGTTGAAAAACCATTAATATCTCTAGTACTTTTTACACCAATAAGACCAAGTGGTGATCCACCTAAATTAGCCATAGATTTGAATTATTTTTATAATACTATATATAAACAATTAGTAATCCTTTATCTAATAATCTCTAATAATTTGGCTGTTGGAAAATTTTGAAAGGTTTGAGAAAACATCGTCAATAACTTCAGGATTTCTTCTAAATTCATTATAAAATATTAGAACGTTAAAATTGTTTTCTCCAAGTATTTTTTTAAGGTTGAGTAGTTTTTCGATTGAGAATTCGTTATCGAAGTCAGGTATATAATATATGTCTTTCTTTTTGTCTATTGCTTGTTGTATTTTATTAAAGATTAAGATTTTCAGGTACGTCTTATCTTCTGTGAAGTCAACCTCTTCTTCACTTATTATCTTATTTATATCAATAATATATTTATTTTTAATGGCGTTCACCTTTACAAATTTATCAAATTTCTTGCGGGTACGGCAATAAACACAAAAGAACTCCATCTATTTTATTATTTTTTAACAATTTATATATAATATCTAATAAAGTCCCTTTAATTTTTAATAATTTTTGTATAAAAATATACAAAAATATACAAAAGTGATAGTGGTATTTTAATATATACCTTATATGAAAGCAAAAGAAATATTGAAAAAGTACAAAATTACAAGAAATACACTTTGTAATTGGGTTAAAAAAGGATTGATAGAAGTTGAAAAAACTCCATCCGGTAGATATATCTATATAGATAAAACTAAAAAGAGTGATGAATAGAGAAGTATATATTTATGTGTTAAGTTATAATGATGACATCAGATATGTTGGTAGAACATTCAATGTAAATAAAAGATTAAGACAACATATAAATGAATCCAATAAAAATAATACACATAAATCAAACTGGATTAGAAAAGTTAAAAGTATTAACATAGAAATTATTGATGTTTGTAATGAAGATAACTACTCTTTTTGGGAGCAACACTACATATCCTTATATAGAAGTTGGGGATTTAATCTATTGAATATGACAATAGGTGGTGAAGGTGTATCAGGATATAAATATACTGAGGAAGGTAAACTGAAAAGATCTATTAGAATGTTAGGTAGTAAAAACCATTTCTATGGTAAAAATCATACTTTGGAAACAATAGAAATATTATCAAATATTGATAGATCTGGTGAAAAAAATTCTATGTATGGTAAAAAACATAAGGAAATATCCAAAAAAATTATGTCTAATAAAAAAGTTGGAGTTTATGATGGTATTAATAATCCAAGAGCGAAAAAACTATATCAATACGATCTAGATAATAATCTAATTAAATGTTGGGACTTTGCTAAGGAATGTGCGGACTTTTATAATATCTCAAGAGGTAATATATCTACATTCTCAAAAAGTAATACTAATGTTGATTTAAACAGTAAAGGTAAGTATAGGATATTATCAGGATTTATATTCAAATATCATTAATTAAAAATAATATATAGTTTATGGAAAAATATTCAGATAAATTTCTTAATCAATCGAGTAAGTTAAAGAATAGCATCGTGGGGATGGAATTTGAGTTCTATATGAAAGACCTTTCTTTCTATAAAACATTAGAACTACTTAACCAAGAGTTAGACCCAGTAAAGGTTTGGGGATTTAGAGAGTATCACTCTGGTTTTACTCCAGATGATAGAAACTTTAAAATTGAACCCGATTTATCCGGTGGTTCAAACATGGTTGAGTTAGTAACTGGACCATTAGATTACTTTGATGCTAAATACTTTCTTGTTAAGATTATTAAGTTTATTCAAACTTATGGTTATACGAATGAGAAATGTTCTATTCACTTTAACTTATCTTTTAATGGTGATAAAAACTTAAATGACTTAAATATATTAAAGTTGATTTTAAATACTGATGAGGAAGAGATTTACAGATGTTATCCTTCAAGAAAGTCAAATGTTTATGCAAAAAGTGTTAAGAATATGATTCCTTATAAAGAGTATGATTTCTTCAACATTCCTATTTCAGTCGTTAAAAACAATATGAGATTACCAAATGATAAATACTTTGGTATAAACTTCTTACATATCAACAATGATAAAGAAACTCAAAGATTAGAGTTAAGATATATTGGTGGTAAAGATTATGAAAAGAACTTAGGTCAATTAATTTACTTTATGGATAGATTTATTATTAATGTTTATGATTCTATCGATACATTATTTAATGCAGAAGACGTTAATAAGTTAGAAGAGTTCTTAGAAGAAAACATATCTAAATTCAAAAATCTTTCAAAATATGATAATTTTATTGTTGATTTCCCTAGTGTACAAATACAAATAGACCAAAATAATAACTATGATATGGTAAATACTTATTATGATAAGATTTATCCTAAGTTATTTAGTTTAGTAGAAGCGACAGAAGATTTAAAAGAATGTATTATAAATTATGTTATCAATACTCAAATAGTTGAGATAGTAGATGCTAATTTCAAATCTCTTTTAACTATTAGAGGTTGTGACTTAATAAACTGCCAAGTTGAAGGAATCTTTGAAGATTGTTTCTTTGTTGGTAGTGAGATAAAAAATTCACAATTGGTTAAGTCTAAAATACAACATTCTGATGTAGATAACTCAAAAGTACTTAGTTGTAAAGTAGAACAAAGTGAATTGGTAAACTGTTACTTTATGAATGGTTACCTTAATGGAGATATGACTGGTGGTGTATTCCGCTCAGGTGAACTAGGACCTTATGCTAATTTAGATTCAACTGTTAAAGTTGTTAGTGATACTTCTAACTTCTTTGATACTACATTTGATGAGGACGATAAAGGTGATAAGCAAGGTGATATAAAAGGATTCAAAAAGTAATGAAGTATTTAAGAAGTTTAAATGAAAGTTATCAAACTAGAGATGTTGAGTATTTCGTTAGAGATCACTTAGCTTATTTACTTGATGAAGGATATGATGTTATTGTTGGAGATTCTGATGAAAATGGTGGTAATACTGCAAATAAATTAGAAATTTATATTTATAAAAAAGAAGATAATCAATCAACCTCAACTCCTACTAATTTTCCAACAGATGTTAGAAATAGAGTAGAAGTACATCCTTTTCTTTGGAATACAATAACAGACCGTTTTCTACCATTTTTTCATTTTTTAAAAAGAGAATATGTTATTGCATCACTTTATTTTTTAGATATTAACGGAAGGGTTTGGAACACACAAAATTTAAAGGATATTAATACTTTACAACAAACAGCTCCTATAGATGGTATACGAATTCAAATTTATAATGAAGTTTTAGCAGATCTTTTATCGAGAGTATATAAAAAAGATAATAACTATTTGAGTGAATTAGATAATGACGAAGAAAGATCTGTTTGGAGAGTTACAAAAAATTCCGGAAGATGGAGACATTACTATATTTTTTATAAAAATAAATTTGTAACTGATAGAAATAGTCCTATTAAAGTACTTAAACTTTCTTATGATGCACAATCGTCCGCACATTATAATTATATAATACATGATAATCTTTGTAGGCAAGTTGAACACGGTAAATTAGATATATTACTACGTCAGAATGGACTTAATTTCGGTGATTTTAATGACGCTTGGTATTATATTGAGGAAGATTATAATAACAGATAACATTTACATTATAGAAATAAAATATATAGAGTATGAAAAACATAAAACAATTTAATAAGTTTGATTTAATCAAAGAAGAAGCTTCACCAAGACTACCAGTTGATGAAAAATACTGGTTGAAAAAAGGTAAAGACGGTAAAAAAGTTGCACTTTATACTCATGATGATATGGATGGAATCTTTTCTGCCATTGAAGTAAAGAAATACTTACTTAATAAAGGATTTACTATTGAAAAGTATGGTATTCTTAATTATACAGAAGGTTGGAAATATACAACTTTAGATCCTAAACTTATAAATGTTGTTTTAGATTTTGCTTCTATGCCAGGAGATGAAAGAGATGAATTAGTTGACTATTACTTAGATCACCATGGATTATTCAGTGCAGAAGAATTAGAGAGATATAAATCATCACCTGTACAAAAGAAAAAAACAGCTTCTGCTTATGAAGCAATTTGTCAAGCACTTGGAGTTCCACAAGATTCTTTAACATTAGATGTTATTGATATGATTGATGCTGCTAAGTATGATCAATATGAAGTTTCATGGCAAAGACTTTTAGACTTTGACTTATCAGAAATTAAAAAATCTAAAAACAAAAGATTAGAATTCGGTGCAGCATTTAATCAGTTTATAAAACGTTCAGATTCAAAAACAATTATATCTGTTATAGAAAATTGTCCTGATGCTTCTATCTATTCAATCTTTAATACAATGAAGAAAGTTTATCCAGAACATAACGTTATAATGGGTGGAGCTAGAAGAGGTCAGAAAAAAGATTTTATCGAAGATTCTGAATGGAGATTAGGTGAAATGCAAAAGAAGACTAGAGGTTCGATGACTAAAAAAATCACTTATAATACTCAAGGTGAATTTACTTCTCAATTTAGAAATGGTCAGTATCTTCAAATAGATGGTTATCAAAAGATTGGTAATTTAGTTTATGTTCCAACTGGAACTTGGGCAAATGCATTAAGAGCAAGAACTATAGTTGAGAAAGATTTTCAGGATGGTATCTTAGATTCAGAACCTAATTTTATATTACTACAATATGGTGGAACATTACAGGTTTGTTCATATAAAAATATGGATAAGATTGAAAACTTACCAGTATTAAGAAATGGAGAGGTAGTTACTGATTTAGGAAAATATATGACAGAATTATTACAAAATTTCCAAAAGCATTTAGGTTATCATAATCCTGATACTTCATTAGGACAAGATGAGATTACGGTTTCAGGTGGTCACGGTGGTATCGGTTCTATTTCAAATGTTTATGGTAAATGTGAATTACCTGCTTATTTGGATTTAAAATATGTTGATATGTTTAAGAATAAAATCATTTCTGACTTATCCGGTGTTCCTTTTAACTTAGGTTTAAAGTGGAGTGAACCTGCAGAACCTTTTCATCCAAAAGAACCAGCAATGGATAACAAAGTAATTGCTGCGAAGGATGTTACTAAGTTAGATAAACAAGGTAATTTAATAAAAAACTTTGAGAGTTTTACAAAAAAATAAAGTAAAAAAATCCATATTTAATAATATGGATTTTTTTTATTTTAAGTTCATAATATATACTTTTATGAGAAGTTATATTAAATATGTAATCCTATTCCTACTTTTTATGAGTAGTGGTGTTTTTGCACAAACACCTATTCCTATTTATTCACCAAACTTTAGTTCTGCTGGAGGATGGCAAATAAATGGTAATGCAACTATTATTAGTAGTACATATCTAAGATTAACTCCTAATGCAGGTAATCAAGCAGGATCTGCTTTCTGGAAACAAAAAGTTTCTTTACCTACAGACTTCTCATTCTCAACATATTTTATATCAAGAATGACACCAGGTTCAAGAGCTGATGGTATGACTTTTTGTATTCAACAAGCAAGTAATAATGCAGGTAGTGCAGGTGGTGGTTTAGGTTATCAAAATATACCTGGAAGATCTATCGCGATAGAGTATGATATATATGATAATGGTGAAGTTGGTGGTAATAATCACATCGCATTAGATATAAATGGAGTTCTACACTCAGGTTCTACAAATGTAGTTGCATCTCCAGTAAATTTAGCAGACGGAACTAACAAATATAACTGGATTGAATATAATGGTGTAACTAGAGTACTTGAAGTTAGAATATCAAATACTACAACAAGACCAACTGCTGCAACATTAACTGTATCAAATCTTAACTTAGCAACTAACTTTCTGAATAACACAGATGTTTTCTTCGGATTTACTGCGGCAACAGGTGGTGCAACAGCAGAACATGCCGTTTATTCTGCGGCAGTAAATGATAATTCAACTCCTTTATTATCAACTGGTAGTTATTCACAAGGTATTGCATCAGTTGCCGTAACATCATCAAATAACTTTAGTTGTGGTGTAACAAGTACAACATTAACAGTAACAACTAGGGATATAAATGGAGTTGGTCAACCCACTTTAGTAAATATAACTTTTGATAGTGGTGGAGGTAATTTATCTGTCGCAACAATAACAACAAATGCATCAGGTATTGGAACATTAACATACTCAAGAAGTGTTGCTACTTTAGCATCAAATATTGTCAGAGTAAAAGAGCCTAATGTTGGTGCTTATGGAACTGTTACGGTTACAACCATAGGAACTATTCCAGTTGGTGGTTCGGTATCATCTAATTCACATACTTCTACAACAAATAGTGGAGTATTAACATTAAGTGGACATACGGGAACAATCTCAAAATGGCAAAGATCTATAGATAATGGTGTAACATGGACAGACATAGTAAATACTACGGCAACATACACATATACTAATCAAAATGATGGTACTCGATTCAGGGCAGTTATAACTAATGGAACCTGTAGTGTAAATTCAAGTGTAGGTATAATAACTATAACATTCTCATATACTACATATGTTTATAATTCAGAGAATGTTGGATTATTAAACATACCTGTAAAACTATTTAGTAAGTTAAAAACAGAGTCTGTTTATACATTACATTCCACTTCAAATACTGATATTAATGGAATGACAAGTATAACATCACCAAACAGTGTCGGATTATATGATTTTAGATTAGTAGTTGATAATTTGACTATTCCTATACCAAGTATAAGTGATGTAAACTATTTAACAACAAAAATTATTCAACAAAATTCATTTAACTCTAAAGATTATTATAGATTTGATACAAATAATAACGATATTCTTAACATATCAGATTGTTTCTTAATATACTACAGAGTAAGTGGTGGTATTGGAACGTGGACTTATTTAATACCTTCTTATAGAATATTTAATGAAACTGAGTGGAACACTATTAGTTCATCTAGTAATAATTTAAAATTAACTTACCCTGGTACACAATCTATAATTGTAGATAATCTAGTAAGTGGTAGTACTACAAAATTATATTTAGTAAGAACTGGATATAAACAATAAATATATAGTTTATGAAAATACTGTATGGAATACAACTAACAGGAAATGGACATATAACAAGGTCTATTAAAATAATTACTGCTTTAAAATCAGCAGGATTTGATGTAGATATTATTACATCTGGTTCTAACTCACAATTAGAATTACCTTTTAAAATTAAAAAACAATTTGAGGGATTATCATTCTTCTATAATAAGAAAGGTGGTATAGATTGGATAAAAACTTTATTATCAATTAAATTAAAAAAATTCCTATCAGATTTAAAGTATGATGTGAGTAGGTATGACTTAATCATATCAGATTTTGAGCCAGTTTCTGCTTGGTCTGCTAGAAAATCTAATAAAAAATCTATTGGTATTGGTAATCAATATTCATTTAGATCTAAAAAAACACCCAGACCTTTCTTCAAAGATATATTTTCAGAATTATTTATTAAATGGTTTGCACCTTGTAAAGAACATATAGGTATAAACTATCAGAAATATGACGAATTTATCAATTTACCAATTATCAATGATGACTTAGTAAATAAGAAAATAACTAATGGTAATTTCTATTTAGTTTATCTACCATCAATGTCTTCGGATTTTATATCTGAACAAATCAATAATTATGGTATTGGTAATTGGAAAGTTTATTCACCAGATATTAAAAAAGATAAAAGTTATGGTATTGTAAAATTAAAAAAACTAAATAAAAAAAGTTTTACAAAAGATTTGTTAAGTTGTAGTGGTGTTATAACTGCTGCTGGATTCTCAACAACCTCTGAAGCATTAGTATTAGGTAAGAAATTATGGTCTATTCCAATTAAAGGACAATATGAACAATTATGTAATGCAAAAGCTCTTAAAAAGATGGGTATATTTACCAAAGATTTAAACAACAATACAATATTTGAATGGGTTTTTAATTATAAAAAAGTTAACTATGATTGGATTGATCCAACTGCTAAAATTATAAAAAAAATAAGTGACTATGCAAAAAGTTAA